GCGTGGATATCAGTCGCGGGGACTTCGAGCCAGCCATGCGATGGATCAGCGTGGAATGTGAGCTTGCGTGTGATCATGTTATTCGTCTCCCATAGTGATAGAGCCACAAGTATTGCCGTTGCTGTCCCAAATCTTTTCGCGCGTCAAGTCTTGGTCGTCACGCATATTGGTCGCAATAGATTCAAGGATAGATGCCACTTCGCCCCATGGATCGTCTTGGAATGCGTCGTTAGCAGTGTTTATGGTGATAGTGATCATGCGTTGTAGCTCCCAAAGTGCATTGAAATGAGGGCTTTAGCAGACTCAATGTGAGCCATGTAGCGCACTTTGATTTCTAGGCATTCCTGATAGGTGCCTGTGTGAATGATCTCGTAAGACTGGCGTGGCGTCTCATCTTTACAGACAATGACATTGCCATTTCTATTGGACTGAGCGGTATACATCTGACTCCTTTAGGTTAGGTTTATTAGTCACAACACATGACTAACGTCTCTATCATGTATGGTGTCTATATGGTTTGTCAAGCATTATTTTTATAGGGACATACCCTGTAATTCTTTTGTAGTGGAACTTGTAACAAGTTACAAAGTGCTAGCGAGCTTGTTTCGCTCGAGCTTGAGTGCATCCAACTCGGCCTGAGCCCGCGCGCGGATCTCAGCTTGGCGTCGGTCGTGGTCATTAGAGAATACAGCTCCAACAGCACAGAGCGCGAAGGATACAAAGCCAAGGGTGAAGATTAGATAGAGCATTAGTGTGTCCAGTAGTTACATATACATAGACTGGCAAGCCAAGCAAATGTAAGGGTGTGCTTTGCATTCCAGCGCGGGTTTGGTTATGCTTGGGGTTATTCCTCAGATATACCTACGGAAACACCAATGCCACAAAAGCTAACGCGCGCGCAGATTAAAGAAGGGTTGGAACAGATCCCAATAGAAAGCTTGCTAAGTAGCGGAGCCAATAAGAAGGCCAACATCACCAGTAAGCAGAGGGAATTCGCCCGTGGTATCGCATTAGGTAAGAGTAAGGCACAAGCATACAGAGACAGCCATAAGAAGAACGCCACAAAGAATACTCTAAAGAAAGAACCCTATGAGCTATTGCATAACCCAGTTATCGCCAAGGAGCTCGAGCATTACCGCATAGCATTAGAGGCAGAGAAACATAGAACTCCTACTCAATTGAAGGCATTGCTTGTCCAACAGCTGGTGCAACACAGCTTGGATGGAGACTTCCCACCAAGTGCGCGTGTCCAGTGCTTACGCCTACTTGGCCAACTGTACGAGGTCGGAGCATTCGTTGAGCGCAAAGAGATCACGACAATCAATCGGAGCACGGATATCAGAGCGCGCTTACTCGCAACGCTAGGAACAGCTATCGATGTGGACTCTAAGCTAGTAGAAGACGACAGCGCGCGGTCATTGCTGGCAGAGCTTGCACCAGCGCCAGCTCCTACGATTGCCGATCCCAGCGACCCCACCGCAGGGGCAGACCCCCAAATCGACGCGCCCGCATGGGTGTCTGCATTACATACTGTTCCAGACAAAGGATTACAAAAATTTTCAGAAAAAAGCTTTCGGGGGGATGCCTCTGAGATTGGCCAGACTACAGAGAAGTTCGAGGATATGGATTAGGCCCCCTTATGTTTTCTGATGCAAAAGGGGTGGGGGGTATATTTTGGGAGAAACACATGATTGATTTTGATGAGTTGGATGAAGAGTTACTGAAGATAGATGGCTTTGATGAGGCTGCTATTGGTACTGCATGTATATGGAGAGATAACACTAGAGTAGATGTGCTTGTCTATAGCGGCGATGGGATAGTTGACATCCTTATGGCGCGCGACGGTATGGAGCAGCTTGAGGCTATTGAGTACATTGAGTTTAATATCGAAGGCGCTTATGTAGGAGAGAGAACGCCCGTGATCTTTTGGAAACATTGAATTTGTAACTTGTTACAACATTGAGCAAAAAAGTATTAAATTATGACAGAGAAACAGAGAACTATATATTTGGTTATAGACGAATGGTGGAAGAAGTTTGGCTACGGCCCGACTGTGGACGACGTTATGTTTATGACTGGAGACAGGGGTAGGGGTAATGTCCACCGTACTATGAAAAAGCTAGTAGAGATGGGTGCGTGTAAGAGACTAGCTAAAAGCGCGCGGTCTATACGTCCTAGCTATGTAAAGTTCAGAAGTCTGTCATGAAGACAATCATCCATGTGAACCAGCACGTTATAAAGTCCAACAGGAAGAATGGGGTAAATGAGCCCGTCCTGACTGTGAAGACTTATAAAGAAAATAAGTACGCCCATGAGGTGAGTGTCTTAGGCCCTAGCAAGATTGTCTATGCACCGGATAAACCACTGTCCTGTGGAGCGCATGTTTGGATTGAAACCCAGAGCGAAGTAGTCGTCATGCCCACTGAGGAAGAATACCTAGAGGCTCTCGGGCCGTGCGGCAAATGAACATTGACTTGATAACGGAGAAGATCTCCAAACTCCCCATCAATGAGCAAGAGGCTTTCTTTGAGTCTTTGGCGGAGTACGAGTCGTCTCTGAAGAGAGAAAAAGCCCAAGTTGACTTTACAAAGTTTGTCAAAGAGATGTGGCCGGGGTTCATTGACGGACGCCACCACAAGGTTATGGCAAACAAGTTCCAAGAGATCGCAGAGGGGAAAACAAAGCGCCTGATCATTAATATGCCCCCTCGGCACACGAAGTCTGAGTTTGCATCTTTTCTTTTGCCCGCTTGGTTCTTGGGGAAGTATCCTAATAAGAAGATCATCCAGACTTCTAATACAGCGGAACTCGCGGTGGGGTTTGGCCGTAAGGTCAGAAACTTAGTAGATTCGGAACAATATGCAAAGATATTCCCAAACGTCAATCTTCGCTCTGATAGCAAGGCTGCTGGTCGATGGGCTACTAATGCTGGTGGCGAGTATTTTGCTATTGGTGTTGGGGGTACCGTTACTGGTAAAGGAGCGGATCTCCTTATTATTGATGACCCGCACTCAGAACAAGAAGCCGCGCTAGCCGCTACAAGTCCAGAGATTTTTGATAAGGTCTACGAGTGGTATACGTCAGGGCCAAGGCAACGTCTCCAGCCGGGAGGTTCTATCGTAGTAGTTATGACGCGCTGGTCAAAGAAAGATCTGACCGGCCGCATCATCCAATCCTCTATTGATAAAGAAGGAAACGACGACTGGGAGGTAATAGACTTCCCCGCCATCCTTCCGAGTGGGAACCCTCTCTGGCCAGAGTTTTGGTCACTCGAGGAGCTACTGTCTCTCCAGTCAGAACTGCCTGCGGGAAAGTGGAACGCCCAATACCAACAAAGCCCGACGTCTGAAGAAGGTGCGATTGTCAAGCGGGAGTGGTGGAAGATATGGGAGCCAGACCGTCCTCCTGTGTGTGAGTTCATTATCCAAAGCTGGGACACGGCGTTTACTAAATCAGAGAGAAGCGACTACTCAGCCTGTACGACTTGGGGTGTTTTCTATAAAGACGAGAACCCCAATGATCCTAATGTGATCCTGTTAGATGCGTTTAAGAAAAGGATGGAGTTTCCTGAGCTAAAGGAGAAAGCGTTCAACCACTATAAGGAGTGGGAGCCAGACGCCTTTATTGTTGAGGCCAAAGCTTCAGGCGCGCCTTTGATTTTTGAGTTGAGAGCTATGGGGATCCCAGTATCTGAATTTACTCCGAGCAGAGGGAATGATAAGATGGTAAGGATCAATTCTGTATCTGATTTGTTTGCAAGCGGTAAAGTGTGGGCTCCCGGAACAAGATGGGCGGATGAGCTGATAGAAGAGATGGCAGCATTTCCAAACTCAGACCACGACGACTTAGTTGACTCTACTACACAAGCCCTTATCAGATTCAGGAAGGGTGGGTTTTTACGTTTGAATAGTGACGAGGAAGATGAGCCTCTAAGATTCAGACGCAAGATGGCTTATTACTAAGGACTACTATGATTGACAAAAGTCTATATGAAGCGCCGGAAGGCTTGGAATCTCTAGATGCAGGCGAGCCGTCTGATATTGAAATTGAAATCGTTGACCCCGAAGAGCTCAACATCAAATTGGGTGATATGGAGATCAGTCTAGGCGGCGACGAAGAAGACTTTGACGAAAACCTTGCCGATATTCTCCCAGAGGATATTATCTCTGAGATTGTCCAAGATCTACTTTCAGATTTTGAAGACGATGTGAACTCCAGAAAAGACTGGATGCAGACTTACGTCGATGGTCTAGAACTCTTAGGCATGAAGATAGAAGAGAGAGCTGACCCATGGATTGGCGCTTGCGGTGTTTACCACCCCCTACTCTCCGAAGCACTGGTTAAATTCCAAGCCGAGATCATGATGAGCACCTTTCCGGCGGCTGGGCCAGTCAAAACCCAAATCATTGGCAAAGAAACTCAAGAAAAGAAAGACGCTGCGACCCGAGTTCAAGATGATATGAACTTTGAGTTAACAGATCGCATGACTGAGTTCCGCCCAGAGCACGAAAGAATGCTGTGGGGCTTGGGCCTATCAGGAAATGCGTTCAAGAAAGTCTACTTTGACCCCACAAAAGACCGTCAAACGTCTATTTTTGTGCCGGCCGAAGACATAGTCGTTCCTTATGGTGCTTCAGATATCGAAACTTCAGAGCGCGTAACCCACGTTATGCGTAAAACAGAGAACGATTTACGAAAACTACAGGTAGACGGCTTCTATTTAGACATTGATCTAGGAGAGCCAGAGAATACTCTTGACGATGTAGAGAAAAAGATTGCCGAAAAGATGGGATTTAAGGCTACTACAGACGATAGATACAAAATCTTAGAGATGAATGTTAACTTAGACCTTGAAGGGTTTGAGCACAAAGACAAAGACGGCGAACCCACTGGGATTGCACTCCCGTATATTGTTACAGTCGAAAAGGGAAGCGAAAAATGTTTGGCTATCCGAAGAAACTGGCGACCAGAGGATAAAAAACACCAAAAGCGCCAGCATTACGTCCACTACGGCTACGTTCCGGGCTTTGGCTTCTACTGTTTTGGCTTAATCCACCTAGTCGGAGCGTTTGCCAAGTCAGCAACAAGCATCATTCGCCAATTGGTAGACGCTGGAACTCTATCCAACCTACCCGGCGGCTTTAAAACGCGCGGCCTACGCACTAAGGGAGACGACACCCCTATCGGGCCGGGAGAGTTTAGAGATGTTGATGTTCCAAGCGGGGCAATCAAAGACAACATCATGACTCTGCCGTACAAGGAGCCAAGCCAAGTCCTTGCTGGTCTATTAGACAAGATCGTAGAAGAGGGAAGACGCTTTGCCTCGGCCGCCGACATTCAAGTTGCCGATATGTCTGCCAACTCTCCAGTTGGAACAACCCTTGCAATCCTAGAGCGCTCTTTAAAAGTAATGACTGCCGTACAAGCGCGCATTCACTACTCTTTTAAACAAGAGCTCTGCCTATTAAGAGACATCATCCGCGACTACACGCCGCCAGATTACTCTTATGAACCCGTCGAAGGCAAGAGGACTGCTAAACAGTCTGACTACGATCTAGTAGACGTCATCCCAGTGAGTGATCCCAACGCCGCGACCATGGCGCAAAAAATTGTTCAGTACCAAGCGGTGATCCAGCTGGCGCAGCAAGCTCCACAGATCTATGACTTACCACAGCTCCATCGCCAGATGCTTGACGTTCTGGGTATTAAAAACGCACAGAAGCTAGTCCCCCTAGAAGACGACGAGCGCCCAATCGATCCAGTCTCTGAGAACATGAACGC